ATATAGCATCTCACCTCTGAAATACTCCCACGACATCTCATTGCACATATAGTCATACATAGACTTAACGCAATCTTCTAAGTCTTTTACATATTCATCTATCTTATCCATTGCTAATCCTTTGGTGGTTCTATGTGTGGGATACAAGCAAATCCACGTTGGTTAGGGAATTTAGTGTTGAGCTTTTCCGCTATCTTTTCACACGCCTCTTCATTTTCAAACACTGCTTGCTCTGTAATGCTTTTAACTTGGCTATCCCAGCTACTTACTATTATTAATATTAATGCCCATTTCATTTGCTAATCCTTTTCAATTAGTTTCTGTTTAGTTGTGCTCATTTGACCGGCTCCACATCTGCTGGATCAAAGCTTACAGGGATTAAATAGCCGTGCATGAACACACCTGCATTTCGCGCATCACTATTGTCTAGGTATATCAAATGTGCTGTTGACTTTTCACCTGTTGATGGGTTAATACTTTCAGGATCTGCTATAGTGCCTCTATCGCCCTTTTTGACCCATTCGCCTTCGTGGTCTTTTTGTATCTCTACTCTCATATAGGGCCTGATGTCTTGCTCTTTCATTATTTCACCGATTTTAGTTGTGTGGGATAGTTCTCTTTAATATCGTAATCTCGCCGTATGACAGCAGGCTTTAGATCATTGTAGTTCTTCCACTTTGCTGCTGTTTGATTTCGCATTAACCATAAGTCAACAGTGCCCGATGAATGCGTGTGCACTTTCTTCGGTGCCTTGAATTGAGGTTTGCGCCTTAGTGCCGATGCTAATGAACGTGCTGTGACTTCTGATCTCGTCTTTCTTTGTGTCATGTCGTATTGCGCAAGAAGTTCTTTCAATGTAAACCAACTTCTTTTGCCGGATGGGTCTAATTTCGACAAGTAATGTTCACCATTTTCCGCAAGTTCAGTAGCCCATCTATCTGACTCGGAGCTTCCTGCAACGACCATGTTATCTTTGGTTGATGTGGCTAAAGCAGGCGCAGTAGGCTCAAACGATCCGTACTTTCTCACGGACTCAAAATAGTACTTCAAATGGTTCACACCCTCTTTAGCTAGCCATTGCTTAAAGCATTTGAGTATCGGCGCGCCTTCTTTAGATGCTAATGATCTTGACGTGCCTTCTATGATAAAGAAGCGCCGGTCGTTAGGCTCAACATAAAATGCATCGGAGTGATTAGCGGTGAAATAGTAATTGGCGCAATCTCTCATAGTGACTTCAGGACTGTATTTTTTATTCACTTCAATGGTGTCTCGGGTGATCATGATCTTTAGTTTATCATTATACTTTCTAGCATCATTCCCTGACACTTCATCACCCATGATAAATTGTCTATGCGCTTGTGAGGAATTGAATTGAGACTCAATCGCCTCCTGCGTGATTTTGCCATAATTAGATGCGCCGTACATCTTCCCAATTGTGTCGCCTAAAAATGTTTTTCCGTTTCCCTGTGCGGGGGAGAAAATCGCAACGGTTGTGGCTAATTTAGTCCCTGGGTATTTTAACGGATAGCCTATCCAATTCAATAGCCACTCCTGCTGCTCTTTGTCTAAGTGCTCGCCTACAAGGAAATCAAGGAACGCAAGAAACGGCTTTATATCGCCCTTAATAGACTCGGGCCCGGGTCTCCATATATTGAAGTTTTGGTATTTAGATTTTTCAGGTGCGTCTATTTCTTGAGGTTGCCCAGGTTCATACACAATAGCGTTGTATGCAGACTTCGCAGGCCATTCATTCCATATTGATGGAACGTTTAACTTCTTACCTTTGTCATCTACATTATCTCTGCCTATTGTCAAAGACATAAGTCCTGTTGCAACAGAGGCAAAGGCAAGATGAAGCATACCTGTTCTTTTGTCTAATGTGGTGTTGTGCTCTATTTCTGTTGCAAAATGTTCATTAAGCTTTAATAGAGTTTTTGTCAATGGCATCGGTGTTTCGGGGATCTCTTCAAATTTCTTTTTATCAAACTTTACAAGGTAGTCATCAATGCCCATTTTGTCGTCAGGCTTCTTAGAGTCGATAGGTATCCGTTTTACGTAAGGTACTGCGCCCGAGTCTATAAGCATTTGGCACAATCTACTCTCTGCCTTTTGAATGTTTTTATTCGTGAGTGCGTCTGAATCATAGCAAATCACCACTTTGCGGCCGAACATGTTAAAGTCGCTGAACAATGAATGCCCTGTTGCATCTCTAAAAGAATCTACTCCTCCAAGCCCTGTGGTCGGGAAACTATCTTTGCAGGATTTTGCTGCTTTCTTCTCGCCTTCGGTGATGTAAATAGTAATGCTAGGATCTTCTGCAACTTCTAGCCAGTTGATATACGGAGGGAGATAAAGGTGAACACCTGTGCCCGATTTCTGGAAGTACTTCATTGTGCCTTTGGAACTTTTTACTGTGTCTGGATCGATTCCAAACTTCACGGCCATTTGCTTTACTTGATCCATGTTCCCCATTAATTTTATTCGACTAAAATGCAAGGGTTTATTGTCCATCCCGAAATAAGGGATTTCGTACGAGTCTACTGAAGTATTTTCTTTTTTACTCTCCATGAATTTATTTGTCGCGGCAGTAGTGAGATATTTTATTTTTAACAATTTCCAGTCTCTTTCTGTGAGACCTGACTTCTTTAAGTCAACCAGCGCATCTTTTTGAGGCATTTATAGTTATCCTGTGTCTATGTTTCATTGGTAGTTTGTACACGGTGGCCCAATGTGTGGATGAACATAATATCCTAGCCTGTAGGCATTTGTAAAACATTTTTTAAAAGTGATAGCTATCATATACTTAGAGATGTTCCGATCGAGTAAGATGCCAAGTATACTGAGTAGGTTGAGAATACCTTAAATCTATACAGTTGAGGGTCTAAGGGCGTTAGCTCGATTGTACCTTCTCTAACCATTTTTGACAGCAAGTGTATACCGATCAACAACTTGTATTTATTATTATAATTGTGCAGTTAGAGATACCTATACATATACGTTTATATATATCTTTCTCTTATTATATTACTCTCTCTTCTCTCTATATATATATATAGAAGTAAATAATAAGTAATAGATAGAAGCTAAATATATGATTTCTAAACAGATGTTCATATTATTCAAGCCTAACTTTATAATTATAATTCAATAATAGATTATAGATTGCCCCGTAACTGTAACGATTTCATATACTTAGCGACCGGCAAGAGTTTACAATTGTTTACAATTTCCATTCTCATGCACGTCTGTATACAATTCAAGGCTGTAGGGATTCGCTAACTCCGAGTCTACATATAGAGATCTACACATCGAATCACCTCCTAGCATCGTGGCCCGATATTATGAAGATAAGATTGTAGATCTCGCCTCTAACCTAGCAAATGAAATGAGATCAGTAATGAAGCAAATGGAACAGAAACAATGCATCCAAACAGCCTAGCAAACTTAAAGAGCATCCAGAAGGGTGAAGTTAGAAACCCAAATGGGTGTTCAAATGCAGTTCGAAAACGAGCTGAGCTTAAGGGCAAACTTCAGGGCAATGAAGACGTCCCAGGCGATTATTTGATCGACTTAGTTCAAAACAAAAAAGCATCACATAACGTTAAGCTCCAAGCAGCAAAATATCTTTACGATCAAATTCACGGAAAAGCAACTCAACAAATTGAAGTCACAACCACCGATGGCGATGGAAATAACAGTACGAAAGACATGAGATTAGATCTTAGTCAATTGACAGTCGCCGAACGTAAAACCTATTTGGAACTTCAGAGGAAATGCTTAATTGTCAGCGATAATTAGCGCAAAGCCCCATTTTACCGAATTTGAAATAGAAAAGTCTATATACGAAGACGACTTATACGAGTTCTTTAAGGCAGCATGGCCACATATAGATCCAGCGCCCTTCAAGGAGGGTAAACATCTCGAGCTTATATGCGTCTACCTTGAAGCTCTCGCTCATGGCGAAGTACCTGCATTACTGATCAACATCCCTCCAAGACATTGCAAATCATTATTAGTCGCCGTTGTGCTCCTCGCTTGGTGTTGGGCAAAATGGCCTTCTGATTCGGCACTATTTACAGCGTACGCCGAATCGCTAGCACAAGATCATGCAATTAGGTTCAAACAACTTATTACGAGTGACTGGTATCATGAATACTGGCCTGATATCAATATTGCATTTGGGCACGACAAAGTCAGTCATTATGAAAATGAGCAAGGCGGCAAACGTCACTCAGTGGCGCTAGGCAGCACGATGGGGAAGGGAGGCCGAATCGTAGTATTTGACGATCCTCATAATGTATTAGAGGCCGAGAGCGATGATGTACGAGACAGGAATTGTGAAAAGTTTGATTTGATACTTTCCACACGATTAACAGGAGACAATGCAGGCTTTTGCGTCATCATGCAGAGACTACATGCAAGGGATTATTCAGGGGTACTTATTCGTAAGAGAGCTGACCTCGTTCACCTATGCCTCCCTGCATATTACGAAGCCGAACATCCTTACGTTTCAAAGCCTAAACGAATAAAATCCGAACGAACTTCACATCCTACTTATGATCCTGAGACTGAAACAATAGAGCTCCCAGGTGACTGGAGAACAGAGGATGGTCAGCTACTATGGCCTGAATTGCAGACTAAAGAAAAGCTAGACAAGATGGTAATTCACTTGGGTAGCTACGGTAAATCAGGGCAATTACAACAGAGACCTGCGCCACGAGAAGGCGGCATGTTTCAACGCAGTGACTTCCAATTCTTAGAAAGGGAGCCTGTGGGAGGAGTGGTTGTCAGGGGCTACGATCTCGCATCAACAAAAGACGCTGGTGCTTATACCGTAGGATGCAAGATGATCATTACCCCTGACAAACGCATTGTGATTTCAAATATAACACGAGATAGATTAAGCCCTCATGGTGTAGATAAGTTATTAGTAGCATTGGCCGAGGCCGACGGCAAGAAAGTGCGAATAGATATTCCTCAAGACCCTGGGCAAGCAGGTAAGCATCAAATTACTTACTTAGGAAAATTACTACATGGGTACGATGTCCACTTCTCCACAGAGTCGGGTGCGAAGGAAGATCGCGCAAGGCCTTTATCAGCCCAATGTGAAAATGGAAACGTTTATTTGGTACGAGGCAACTGGAATTACGATTTCATCGATGAAGCGATCGATTTCCCAAATGGAGAATATAAAGATCAAATAGACGCCGCGTCACGGGCGTATGCCGCACTCCTTAAGAAGCCTCTGCAGTTAGTTCCTGCAGCACCAATACTAATTCAAGGTTAACGTAATGACATCGACACCACCTCCAGTTAAGAAGCAGCTAGTAGATAATATATTTCAATCGCTATTGGGTGCGGGCGTGCAAGGCACAGTTCGAGCAACGCCTACTAAGGTCGTAGGGGCACCTGGGACTGCTATATTCGGCGGTTACCCTGAAACAGATGAGCTCAATGCTGGATTGGTAGGAAGGGCTAAGTATAAGACATATTCGGACCTGTTGTCAAATACCTCGATCGTATCAGCAGGCGTTCGATACTATCTTAATTTAGTATCAAAAGCTGAATGGAAGGTAGTTGCTGTAGATGAAACGCCTCAAGCGATTGAGATGAAAGAATTTATTGAAGACGCCATGGATGATATGCAAACCACATGGCATAGAGTAATACGCAGAGCTGCTATGTATCGCTTCTACGGATTTAGCGTTCAGGAGTGGACGGCGAAACGGAGAGAAGACGGTAAAATAGGTATGCTAGATGTAGCCCCTAGAGCTCAGCAAACAATTGAACGTTGGGCTGTGCACGAGGATGGCACTGTTGAAGGAATGATCCAGCGTAATCCGCAAAATTCCGTCGAGATATTCTTACCTCGCTCTAAGACTATATACATAGTAGATGATTCGCTAAACGACTCTCCTGAAGGCCTAGGGCTTTTCAGGCACTTAGTGGAAGCATCGGACCGATTAAAGCGATATGAGCAATTAGAAGGCTTTGGTTTTGAAACAGAGCTTCGTGGCATCCCAGTTGCACGTGTGCCTCTTGCTAAGCTCAATAGCATGGTGGCCAATTCTGAGATGACAGCCGCTGATAGAACAACTTTGCTCACACCTATACAGTCGTTCATTGAGAGTCACATCAAAAATCCAGCGCTAGGTCTTATACTTGATTCTACAGTATATGAGTCTCAAGACGAGGCAGCACGCCCATCTTCAACGAAACAATGGGACATGGAGCTGTTGTCAAGCGATGGAGATAGCGGACAGGTAGAGGTCGCGGCGGCAATTCAACGGCTTAATCACGAATTAGCGAGAATCATGGGTGTTGAGGGTTTGCTCACAGGTAGCGATGGCACAGGTTCATTAGCATTATCAAAGGATAAGTCGCTCAACTTCTTTTTATTAGTGGATTCAACGCTCACTGAAATCAAAGAGGTTTACGAAAACGATTATATCGATGCACTATGGGAGCTTAATGGATTTGATGATAAGCTCAAACCTTCCTTCGAAACCGAAGCAATCCAGTTTAGAGACGTGCAGGAAATTACACAGGCGTTAGCTGACCTTGCTAAGTCTGGTGCAATGATGGCAATAGACGATCCTGCAATTGATGAAATACGGGAGCTACTCGGACTTAGCCCTCAGCCAGAAGTGTCCGAGGATGATTTGAGACTCACAGGAGGTGATCAAACTTTTACACCGACACCGAGTAGCTCAGAGGATAGGACTAAACCCAAGCCAGCTTCAAAACCAGATGAAGATGAGCTGCCTAAGACAAGTGGAGACGAGGAAGACAAATGACCATTGGCACAATCACAATCAATACCACTGACTACGACGTCTACATCTCCGTAGCAGAGGCTGATATCTATTTACAAGCTGATCTTAAGCGAGCATCTGACTGGCAGGAACTTGGCACAGAGGAGAAAGGCCAAGCTATTATTACAGCAACTAGGCGATTAGACAGACTTAACTGGCAGGGAGATAGGTCCGTGTCATCTCAAGTTCTGGAGTGGCCTAGAGATATTTCAGGTTTGGATGAAAATCCGCCGCAGGAACTATTTGATGCGACGGCAGTATTAGCAGCAGATATATTCGCTGACAACGAGGTAGCAGAAACTCGTGACGGCGAAACTAATGTCTCAAGTGTCAAGGCAGGCTCAGTATCAGTAGACTTTTTCACGACAAAAGAAGGAGTCATTTTACCCAAGGTAGCATTCGAGCTAGTAGGCCCATGGTTGGAGTCAGAATCATCTGGCGCGGCAACTTTCGTTTCAGGCGTCACGGGCTCATTAGCGTGCAGCTCATTCACTGATTCTAACAAATACGGCAGGGTGAACGGTGTCAAGTGATACACAAAGAATCGGTATGGATCAACATGTTGATCAGAGACTCAAAGGGCGAACGATTGAGAAGGCGAGATACAGGCTGGAGAAAGACACCGGATCTCAAACAAACATTGCGACGAACGAGCCATGTGAGAGAAGAAGCAGACCGTGAGAATTAAGATAGGACCCAATGGTAATGACTTCAAAGTATATCTAAATGGTGTACAGGGAAACATAGGTCAGAAGCTTAACTGTACTAAAATAGAGATTGAACAATTGCCAAACGAACCTACTAAAGCTGTACTCACATGCGAACATGTACTCGTAGAAGCAGAGCTACTTAAAGAACATTGCAAGATAGAGACAATAGACAATGCCTAAACTTTTCGGAATTGATATTGCAGGAATAGTGAACGCGAATATAAGCCCGGGTTTGCTTGATGCGCAGTTGGTACGAATTACTAAGGGCACAAGGACTACAGGGTCTTTATCTGCAGGCTCTAATCCAACAGAGCAAACAGTGAATTGCAAAGGCTTTATTTCTGAATATGACGACCGTAGAATAGACGGCACAATAGTAAAGGCAGGCGACCGCGAGGTGACATTGATAGGGAGAAGTTTATCTTCAAGCGATTCAGTGGTGCCTAACATTAACGACAAAATAAAGATTGAAGGGCAGACATTTAAGATAGTGAACCCAGTAAAACGAGATCCAGCAGCGGCAACATATATATGTCAAGCACGGCTTTAAAATTAGATCAATTCATCAAAGTAGAGGATGGCACTCCGAATGAGCGTCTCTTGGGTCTTATTGATAAGCATAGTGGCCGTACACGTCGTGCTTTTCTTAAAGCTGTGGCATTTATTAAGAATGAAAGAACATTAGGTGAATTGGCGGATTTATTATCAGTAGGTCGCATAGACGTTGCACTTGAGTCAGTTGAGAGAGCAATGAGAACAGTCGCTAACACGGTAAGCAATACGGCAATCGCCACAGGCGCGTCTACAGCAGAAGTGATAGCAGAGAATCTTAACGTGGCATTTAGTTTTAATCAAGTAAATGAAAGGGCAATAGGCATTGTACAGCGAAGTAACTTTGAATTAATTAGAAACTTTACTCAAGAACAGACGAGAGCTACACAGAGAGCTATATTAGACGGATTAAACACAGGGGCAAATCCAATTGAGCAAGCAAGACGATTCAGAGATTCTATTGGTCTCACGGACAGACAACAGTCGACCGTGGGTAACTTTCGACGACTCTTGCAGGAAGGGGACACGGGCGCGCTTACAAGAGGGCTCCGAGACAAGCGATTCGATGGAACAATCCGAAGAGTGTTCGCCGCAGGGGAAAAGTTAACAGAAAGCCAAGTGAGCACCATGACTACTCGCTATGCTGATAGACTACTTAAACATAGATCAGAAGTGATAGCAAGAACAGAGTCGCTTAGGGCAGTGAATCAGGCCGACCATGAAGCATGGGTTCAGGCGACAGAGGAAGGCGTCGTGAAAAAAGAGGAGCTCATAAGAGAATGGGTTCCTGCAAATGACTTTGTAGTACGAGATAGCCATGAAGCAATGAGAGGCCAAGAGGCAATATTGGAAGAGCCCTTTATTTCTGGATTAGGAAATCAATTAATGTTCCCAGGTGATCCTGCAGCGCCCGGCGAAGATACTATCAATTGCAGATGTGTAATTACTACTAGGATTAAATAAAGAGGCTATATCATGACTACTGAAAATCAAACGAACTCTTTACAAGCTAATGAGATTATAAAAGTAGATAGTGATCTAGGCTTGGTATTAGGTTTCGCTATCGTATGTAAAGTTGACGGCGAAGAATATTTCGATGTGCAAGGCGATCATATCCCTGAAGATGCTATGCTCAAAGCATCGACGGACTTTATGATACACAGCCGAGTCGGTAAAGAAATGCACACAGGTGAGCAAACAGGTAATGTGGTTTTTGCGTTTCCACTTACTGAAGATATTGCAAACGCATTTGGGATTGTTACTAAAAAGACCGGATTGATGATCGCTATGCGACCTGATAGTGATGCAACATTAGAGAAGTTTAAAAGTGGCGAATATACAGGATTTTCAATTGGCGGTGTTCGCCTTAAAGACGAGGTAGTTGATGATGAGTAAGAAGCGACGTATTATGAAAGAACTTAAGATCAACGAGATCTCGAGTGTAGATAGTCCGGCACAACAAGGAGCAGTCGCGCTTATCATGAAACGCGATACTCCTGAAGAGTTAACGGAAAAAGTAATGATCCTCACAAGTGCAGACGAAGGGCATCAGCACACAGTGTCAATTGATATAAGAGATGTGACCGAAGGCGGTGGATCTACAGGGTACTCCCTGACCGAAGACGCTGAGATGTCACATGACCACGCATTTATGATTAATGCAGATGGCAGCATCACCATTGCTGAGAACAACGGGCATAGTCATACTGCAGAAATAGGCGAACTAATGGGAAGGCTTGGCTTACAGGCAGCATTGGTCGCAACAGAAACAACAGTTGAAGTAGAAGTGTTTGAGTTTAATAGTGAGGAGAGCAAAGAGAACGCTGTCACTACTAAGAGCGAAGACAATTTAGAATTCTCGGCTACCGACTTTGCGTTGGTACCGGATCCGTCACAGCCTAGTACTTGGAAGTACCGACTGGCATCCCGTTCTGGGATATGCCCATCACGTCGGCTTGTAGGGAACGCAGTGACTGCCCTTAAGAGGGGCAAAGTACCAAGTGAACACGTAAACGTTGTCACGAGGCGAGTGAGGAAAGCTTGGCAGCAAGCCCATGAAGGCTCCCCACTCTCAGTTATGCCTCCGATACTGAAGCGTATTGCTAGATAGCTTGATAATCAATTAATTTTTTGGAGATAGTTTAATGTCTAAGTTAGATAAGGAACAGTATTCAAAAGCCGAAGTGGAAGAAATGTTGCGAGTAAGCACAGAAGAAGTCACTGAAAAGCTTGATGCTGTAACCCAAGTAGCTGAAATGACAGATTCTCACAAAGAGCTTTATGGCAAGCTTTCTGGCGATGCTAAGGATCAATTCCTTTTTGCATCTAAAGATGAGCGCGAAGATATTGTCAAAGGTTCTGTTGTTGAAGATCCAGTTATTTATAAAGCTGAAGACGGTAGTGAGTTCCGCAAGTCAGACGATCCACGTTTAGTGATCATGGCTAAAAAGAACGATGCTAACGAAAAACGGCTGCGTAAGTCTGAAGAGGCTCGGGAAACCGCCCGTCTTGAGAAACGTGCAGAAGATGAATTCACCAATGTCCCAGGTACATTAGAAACTCGTGTTGCTATGATTAAATCATTAGAAGCAATCGAAGATGAAGATGTTCGTAAGGCAGCGTTTGAATCTCTTAAAGCACAAAACGCTAAAATGGGTGAATCGTTCCAAGTCATCGGTGCGGACGGTCAACCTGTAATCAAGGGCAAAGGCGATGCAGAAGCTGAGCTGGAACAACTTGCTAAAGACTACGCGATTGAGAAATCAATTGGCTTCGTAGAAGCTTATGGCATTGTTTCTGATCAGCAACCTGATCTTTACTCTAAAGCCGTTAACGGCCAATAAGGATAGACTATTATGCCTAATGAAAGTGTAAGAAGTATCTCTATCCCTGTTGCCACTGCTGCAGTGATAGTCCAAGGTCACGGTGTTTACATCGATACTAACGGCCAAGCTCTTCAAGTAACAGACGGTAGTGCTCAGTTCCCGGTTGGAATAGCTCTAGAAGGACGTGTTGCAGATACAGCAACCGTGCAGGATGAGCAAACCGTACCGGTGGCGTTGTTTGATGGCGCCAAAATGGAAGTTGTCACAGGTTTAGCAGTCGCTTTAGGCGATCGCGTAATGGTCGGTGATGATGGAAAGTTTCATCCTAGCGATGCTGCAACAGCAGGTGATACTCCAGCGGGTACATACCCATTGGTCGGTGTTGCTCTGTCCGTCAGTGCTGCTGAAGATGAAGTCATTACCATAGTTGCTGCGCCTAATATGGGCACAGTTACTCTGGCATAACCCGTAATTTAATATAGGAGATTTAACATTATGTCACAATCGCAAATCGTAAAAGCGGTGACGAATCCTACTGCGGGTGATGTTCATGTCAATACACCATTGACTAACTTCTCGCAGAAGTGGCTACAAAACGCCAATGATTTCGTTTCACTTCGCGCAATGCCAAACCTGCCAG